TCATATAAATCCTTAAAAGGAGACAGTGAGGTATGTGGTGGAGTCACTGCCTCCATCTAAGGATTATATTACTTTTTAAACCAACTTGGAAGTCCTAAATGAGGTCTTCGATCGTTTATGTTTTTATCCGCATCTTTGGATTTTTGATCGTTATAGTGCAGAAAAACTTGAGCACAGTTATCTCCTTGAAACTCTTCTCTCCAATGTTCTAGCTCCATACCTCTATAAACTAGCATATCTCCTGGCTTTAGATTAACTAAAATACCTTTGTTATCACTAGATACAGTTATCTTTTTACCATCAGGTATACCTACATTTTTCTTTGGCTCTAAATGTATAGGCCATGGATCACCTCCAAGGTTTAGTGTCGTAGATATTTCGCAACTAAATCTATCTTTGTGTCTTTTAAGAACATCCCCTGATTTATATATTCTAGCAAATGAATAAGTTGGGTATAATTTTAATCCTGTTTTCTTTTCCATAACAGGTAAAGTTCTCATTAATAAAGTTTCCATAACTACATCTGCATAATGAGAATAGGTGTTAGGAACTTGTTCATCTACCCAACCACCCCACTCTGACGTGTATTGAGATATATACCTTGAATCAAATAAAGTTTTTGCAACTTGTCTTTTAAGTAAAAAATAATTGTAACAAAATTCTGCAAGTATTTTTGGTACTGCTTCTTTAATAACTACATATTTATTTTTTTTAAAACTCATTGTTCTCCTTTTTTATGTTATATTAAAACTAATTACTATTCTTTCATCTGATTTATTCTTTGTAAAATTAGAACCATGTTGTAACCAACTAGGAAATATTAATAAAGTTCCTTCTTTTGGTTTAAAAGCAAACCAATCAAATGTTGCTTCTGTGTCTTTATTGATTTTGGTAAAAGTCAACATGGGGTTGGGATTAAAAAAATGAGTAGCAAAACTACCGTCTTTAAATTTTATATATATAATTCCAGAAATTGCACACATAGGATGATTATGTTTTTTTAAACTACTGTCTTTCTTTTGAATATTAAACCAAGATCCAGCAATTTTATTATCTATTTCAAAGCCGGTTATGTCAGAATATTTTTTAGTAATTTCTAACAAAGATGACATAATCGAAGGATTTAATTTATCTAAAAAGTTATGTTCTAAATAAGTTGTGGTTGCACTACCTATTAAAGATTTATGTTTTTTTAAATTTTTTTTATTTTTTTTTACTTTTTTTAAAACATCTTTACATTCTTGTTGTGTAAGAAAGTCTTGTATTTCTAAAACACAAGTAGGAAATAATTTATGTATTATACCTTTTTTATTTTTTTTTATCATTTTTCATACTACTTTCTTTTGATATTGCTGTTTCAACGACTTTTATATTAAAGTGTATAAATCTAAAAGGTTCTAATCCTGGATCAACAGAATATTCATGGGGAACATAACCTGGAAAGATAATCATTGTCCCTGGTTTAGGTCTATAGTTTACCATACTTGTACCCATTGATATTTGTTTTTCATTTTTTAATGGTAGCTTTGTCATTATAGCACCAGGTCTTGGATCGTGAAAAAGAGGAAAAGATGTCTTTTCACTACATTTTAAAAAATAAAATCCTGAAACATGTTGATTCCAATGTGCGTGAGTTGAATGATGTCCTCCACCTTTTTCACTAAACTCTTGAACCCAAAATTCTGTAAAATGTAAACTATGGTTTTGTAAATTAAAACCAGACCAATCTAAAAATTCATAAGATCGTTGTCCTATAAATTGAACTAAATCTTTTACTTTAGGATCATTAGAGAAACTTTCACTATGTTTAGATAAACCAAATGTACCTATATCTTTTTTCCATTTAGGTTCATTCTTTAATTTATCTTTAAGAAGTTTATCAGCTTTTTTAATATATTTATCAGTTATCTTAATTGCATTTTTAAGAAACATAGGTGCTTCTGCAATCCATATTGGTGTTTGAAAATAAAATGCAGATTTAAAATCTACATGTCCTTTTGGTTTTTGTGGTGTACTACTTCCACCTTGTTTAAAAAAATCAGTCATATTATTTAAATGGATAACCTAGATTCCATATTACTAGACTATGCCTTACTCCTTTTGTTACTGGTTTGACTCTATGCCATACAAAAGATGGAAATACGACCAAAGAGCCTTTTGGTAATATTTCGGTACATGTTCTGATATTAGGTTTTTTATCAGGATCTTCATTCCTAAAATCAAACTCTAACTCCCCACCTTCATATTCTTTTGGATCTGTTAACGTTACAGTTACAGATAATTTTCTTATTTTACCGTTTGTTGAACCTTCTTCTATATAAGGTTTGTCCCAACCGTCAGTATGCCAATCATAATATTGTCCTTTTTTATATATTGTAAATTGACAAGACTCTGAAAAATCCCATTCAAAATTCCAACCTGCATTTGCATTTGCTTTATGTATATAAGGCTGTATTTCGTTGTATATCCACGGATCACTCATCCAAACAATATTTGAATCTCTTTTCTTTTGTAAATCTTTTATTTCTTCCCTATTAAGAGGATTTTTATTTAAATCTCTATCTCTACCAAAACCACCTGTGACAGCCATAATCTCTCTGTGTTTTTCAGCTTTACCATATTGCACAATCATATCACATATCCGCGGTGGTATTGCAGATTGAAAGTACCAATAATAATTAAATATATTCATAATTTATAACCAAAATTGTATTTAATTTTTTAGATGTATTTTCTGTAATCATATATCTTTGTGTAGCAGGAAACATAATAAAGTGA